AAAAGTAGAGCTCTAAAAGCTGAGTACACAATGGAACTAGCACAAGACCTTAAAGCAATTCACGGCTTAGACGCTGAAACTGAACTTGCTAATATTCTTTCTGCTGAGATCCTTGCTGAAATTAATAGAGAAGTTGTAAGAACAATTTACATTAATTCAGAAAAAGGTGCTCAAACTGATACAACTAACGCAGGAATCTTTGATTTAGATACTGATTCCAACGGTAGATGGTCTGTTGAAAGATTTAAAGGTTTAATGTTCCAGTTAGAAAGAGACGCTAATGTTATTGCACAAAGAACAAGAAGAGGAAAAGGAAATATCCTTATCTGTTCTTCTGATGTTGCTAGTGCATTACAAATGGCTGGTATACTTGACTACACACCTGCGTTAAACAACAACTTAAATGTTGATGACACAGGAAACACATTTGCTGGTGTATTAAACGGCAGATTTAAAGTATACATTGACCCATATTCAGCAAACGCTGCTACAAAACAATTCTATGTAGTAGGTTATAAAGGAACTTCTCCTTATGACGCTGGTATGTTCTACTGCCCTTATGTACCATTACAAATGGTTAGAGCAGTTGGTCAGGACACTTTCCAACCGAAAATCGGATTTAAGACAAGATACGGCTTACAAGCAAATCCTTTTGCTGAAGCAAGTGCTTCGTCTGACGCTGTTATTGACGGTGCTGGTGCTGCTAACTCAAACAGATATTACAGAAAAGTACAAGTAGTTAACTTGGCGTAATCTGTATATCAGTTTATACTGAAAACGAAAAAAGGCGACTTTCGGGTCGCCTTTTTTTTAGCCTATGAAAAAGAACAATGTCATAATTTTTGAAGACAATCCTTTGTACATAAAAAAACTAGTCAAAGATAAACCACTAAATTTATTTGGTGCACCTATTCCTACAGATACAATAGTTAAGAATTTTAGAATATTCAGAAGGATAATTAAGTCGTATAAATAGTAGTATGACAACTATTAACTCAATTAGTAGACAACCTACGCAACAAGACTATGCTAGTCCTAGTCAATTTAAATTCAGTATTGCAAAACTACCTAAAGTGGAGTTTTTCTGTACAGAAGTTAATATACCAGGTATCAATCTAGGTAATGCTACACAACTAACTACATTAAGAGATATACCTTTACCAGGCACTAAATTAGAGTTTGGTGATTTGTCATTAACATTTTTAGTAGATGAAAAGTTTGATAACTTTGAAGAGATATACACTTGGTTAAGAAGTCTAGGTTTTCCTGCTGACCATACTGAATATGCAAATTTAGTAGAAGCAGGTAGAGATAGATTTCCTACGCAAGGTAAAGAACTATCTGGTGTAAGTAAATTTGCAGGTAGAGAAGGAACTGCTGTAAATGTAGGTGCTACTTTATCAGACGCCACACTATCAATATTGTCAGCAAAAAACAATGTAATAAAAGAAGTAAGATTTACAGACATATTTCCAACAGGTTTATCTGGTGTTGGTTTCTCAACACAAGCGACAGATGTACAATACTTAACTTCAACGGTAAACTTCAAATATACATTGTACGATTTTGCTGAACCAGGTAAAAAATCCACACTTACGCAATCGTAAAAGCTTGACAAAGCACTAAAAATAGTATAATATTATAAGGCTAACAAAGGTGAAAAAATAATATGACACTTGAAGAATTACAAGATATCGTTGAGAAAAAGTTAAAGATTAATGATACGGAGTTGGATTTAGAAGCTCTTAAAACACCACAATTACATAATGAATTTTTGAAACATTACAATAAGTTTAAGTTAATGAAAACTAAAGCAAGTGCTGAACTTGCAACAATTAAATTACATAAATGGGAATACTATACAGGTAAAGCAGACCCTATGGTATATCAACAAAAACCATTCAATCTAAAAATTCTAAAACAAGATGTAGACAAGTATATTGAAGCAGACGAAGATTATCAGAAGATAAAACAAAAAGTAGATTACTTGGAAACTATTGTTGACTTCCTAGATAGAACAATCAGACAAATACAAAATAGAGGATTTTTAATAAAGGATGCGATTGAGTGGCGTAAGTTTACTAGCGGAGCGATTTAATGGCACACTACATAGGCAATAAGATTTATTGGCGTAGAGATAATGCCTTTAGTAAAGAGTTTCTACAAAAGGTTGACGAGATAGCAAAACAGAAAAAACTTGTTGACTTAAAAATTCACGGCAAAGAAGGTATGAATACAATAAGAGATAGCAAAGGCTGTTTCTTAAATGACAAATATCTTATAGACAATATAACTCCTGCAATCAATCAAGCAAACGAGGAATGTATGTGGCACTTTAAACTAAAAATGTTTGAAGATTTCCAATATACAACTTATGGAGTAGGTCATCATTATGGTTGGCACCAAGATACACATACTCACGCTTATAGAGACCAGACGGTACGAAAAGTAAGTTTTACATTATGTTTAAATGATGAGTATACTGGTGGTGAATTAGAGATTTGCGAACCACACCCAGACCCAAAGAAAACAAAATTTCATAAGTTTGATAAAATTACACCAGGCACGATTATTATTTTCTATTCAGGTCTATGGCATAGAGTATTGCCTGTAAAAACAGGTTTCAGAAAATCACTAGTAGGTTGGACATTAGGCACGAAGTTTCAATAAAATGGTAGTAAATCGTTATATTATAATTGAAAAGAAAGACGAGGTGTATCTTACGATAGACGCTGAGAGCGATATTCGTAGAGAGTTAAGTGAGTTTTTTACTTTTGAGGTACCTGGTTATAAGTTTATGCCACAATATAGAAATAGATATTGGGACGGCAAGATAAGATTATTTAAATATGCAAAAGGTGAGATATACTATGGTCTATTGCCATATGTAAAAAAGTTTTGTGAAGATAATAATATACAAGTAATCACAAAGATAAAAGAAAAGAATAAACCATTAGATAAGATAGAGTGTGCTAAATTTTGTAAGGCATTAAATATACCTTTACAGATTAGAGACTATCAATTCAATGCTTTCTATCACGCAATACAAGAGGATAGATGTTTACTATTATCGCCAACTGCTAGTGGTAAGTCATTGATTGCGTATCTAATATTAAGATTTCAACTATTAAGATTGAAAGAAAAGAAAGCAAACAAAGTATTAATAATTGTACCTACGACTTCACTAGTAGAACAATTGTATAAAGATTTTAGAGATTATGGATATAATACAAAACATATTCATAGAATATATCAAGGACACGAAAAAGAAACAACTAAAAGAGTTGTTATATCTACTTGGCAATCTGTATATAAACTACCTAAAAAGTGGTTTGCAGACTTTGGTGTTGTTATTGGTGACGAAGCACACTTGTTTAAATCCCAGTCCCTAACAACTATAATGACAAAGATGACTAATTGTAGATATAGAATAGGTATGACAGGTACTTTAGATGGTTCTAAAACACACAAACTAGTATTAGAAGGATTGTTTGGTGCTGTAAATAAGGTTGCACAAACGACAGACTTAATAGAGAAAAAACAACTAGCGAAGTTTAAGATACATTGTTTGATACTACAACACGGAAAGAATAGTAGAGACTTTTTAAGAGATAAAACATATCAGGAAGAAATGGATTTTTTATGTGCTAGTAAAGCAAGAAACAATTATATAAAAAATCTATGTGTTGGTCTACAAGGTAATTCACTTTGTTTGTTTCAATATGTAGAAAAACACGGAAAAGTATTAGAAGAACTTATAAGAGAAAAGGATCCTGAAAGAAAAGTCTTCTTTGTATACGGAGGAGTTAACGCAGATGAAAGAGAAGAAATTAGAGCAATTACAGAAAAATCGGATAATGCGATTATTGTCGCAAGTTATGGTACATTTTCTACTGGTATCAATATTAGAAATCTACATAATATAGTTTTTGCAAGTCCTAGTAAATCTCGTATAAGAAACTTACAATCAATTGGTCGTGGGTTAAGATTGAAAGATAACGAATCAAATGCAACTTTATATGATGTAGCAGATGATTTAACGCATAATGAAAAAGAAAATTATACCCTTTCACACTTTAGAGAAAGGATAAATATTTACAACGAAGAAGACTTTAACTATGAAATCCATAATGTGGAGTTAAAATAAATATGCACCAACCACAAGAATCAGTAAAGATATTAAAATTAATAAATGGCGAGGACGTAGTTGCCGTTTTGCCTACAGGTAAAGATCAACTACCAGATAATTCTCAATTATTAAGATTAAACAAACCTTTGTTAATTAAGTATGTTCCTCAAATGACAATGACAGGTTTTAAAGATTATATCGCATTAATTAAATGGTGTTCTTATACACCTGATAAGGTAATTACTATTCCTAAAAATAAGATTATGACTATAACAAATGCGACTACTGAAATGGCGTCT